GCGGGGCTTTCCGGAGATTGAGATTAGGGAGGCGGGGTAAAAATGGCCATGTCTGAACAACAAAAAACCATTATTGACGCGATATTGGCTGAAAGAGAGAGGCAAGACAAAAAGTGGGGTGAGCAAAACCATGTACCGCCTATATGGTTAGGTATCCTTGGGGAGGAGTTTGGGGAGCTTTGCCAAGTGGTCAACGAGACTGGTTTCAATAACGGAACAGAGTTAGGCGGCTATGAGAACATGAAAAGAGAGGCTATCCAGGTAGCAGCAGTAGCAATTGGTTTTCTTGAATGCCTGGAAAGAAATCGCGAGAAGTGGGGATTGTAGTAGGCAATAAAAAAATCCCTTCCGGGAAGGTAAAGCGCAAAGAGGAAGAGCGGGTGGAGATTGAGGTGGCTGGGTATATGAAGATTATTGCGGAGGTGAGTGAATAGATGGCCTGGAAGCTCCTGCAAGGCGATGTATTAGATAAGCTATCCGAAATCGAAACCGGTACAGTCCAGACATGCATTACTTCGCCTCCATATTGGAATCTTAGGGACTATGGCGTTGATGGCCAGATCGGGCTTGAAGAAACGCCTGAAGAATATGTGGAGAAGATGGTGCAGGTATTCCGGGAAGTCAAGCGGGTGCTGCGGGATGATGGGACGCTATGGTTGAATTTGGGCAGCTCAATGATAAACAAAACAATAGAATCAAACGAAATGGTATTGCGAAACGATTTAACAAAAGGAGAAGTGCAGTATGTATTGGAGGAGTTGGTAAAATATGCAAAACAACCATATTTGAGGGGAGGAGATGAAATGGAAACAAATGTCGTAATACTTGGCGATTGCCTCGATGTTTTACGTGAATTACCAGACAATAGCATAGACAGCGTAGTGACTGACCCGCCTTATGGTCTATCAAAAGAGCCGGACATCGAAGAAGTGCTGACGAAATGGCTTGCCAGAGAGGATTACGTCCATCGTGGCGGGGGCTTCATGGGCAAGTCGTGGGATTCATTCGTGCCGGGGCCGTCCATTTGGCGAGAGGTGTATCGCGTTTTGAAGCCCGGCGGCCATGCGCTGGTGTTTGCTGGGACACGGACGCAGGACTTGATGACGATTAGCTTACGGTTGGCAGGGTTTGAGATACGGGATGTGATTGCTTGGCTTTACTTCAGCGGATTCCCGAAATCGTTGGACGTGAGCAAGGCGTTTGATAAGCGGGCGGGAGTTGAGCGCGAGAAAATCGGCGAACGACAAAAGTTAGATACATTCGTTCGGAAAGGCGGTTATGTAGCAGGAGAGGCAGACGCTACTCACTATGATAAGAAAGTAATCGACATTACTGCTCCTGCCACCGACCTTGCCCAAAAATGGAACGGTTGGGGAACTGCACTCAAACCAGCACATGAGCCGATTATTATGGCGAGAAAGCCGCTTGACGGGACCGTAGCGGACAACGTGGAGCGGTGGGGTACGGGTGCGCTGAATATTGATGGGTGTAGGCTCAATACTCTCCCTCGGAAAACAGGAACAAAACCAACAAGCGATGGGCCGACTGGAACTGGGAACACGTTAGTGGGTAGTAGCAAGAACAGACAAGCCGAATACGATATGTTAAACAAAGGACGTTTCCCCGCCAACTGCGTAACGACGGAGCCGGACGCTTTTTTCAGCAAATATTTCAACATCACGCCGCCGGAGTTGTCGAAAAAGGCGTCGAAAAAGGATCGAAATAGTGATTGGCGAGGTGAAGAAATCTTAAAGCGCAATACACACCCAACCGTCAAACCTACCGATCTTATGGCGTGGCTTTGCCGATTGGTCACGCCGCCCGGTGGAATCGTGCTTGATCCGTTCGCAGGCAGCGGATCGACGCTTGTGGCGGCAAAGCGTGAGGGGTTCCAATACATCGGCATTGAGCGAGAGGCGGAATACTGCGAATTGATAAATAAACGAATGTCGAACCGGTAAATGACCTTATTTGAGAGGGGGGCCGATTTATGAAATGGCCTGGGAAAAAATATAAAACCATCTACAGGGAGGCCGCAAGATGTTAGAACTCAATAAGATATATAACATGGATTGTTTGGAAGGAATGAAATTACTTGACGATAACTCGATAGATAGCATCGTGACTGATCCTCCATACGAATTAGGCTTTATGGGGTTAAAATGGGACAACATGGGTATTGCTTACAATATTGAATTATGGAAAGAGTGTTTGAGGGTATTAAAGCCCGGAGGACACTTACTAGCCTTCGGCGGAACGAGGACTTATCATAGAATGGCTTGCGCTATTGAAGATGCAGGATTTGAGATTCGTGACCAAATGCAATGGTTATATGGTAGTGGATTCCCTAAGTCTCATGACATAAGTAAAGCGATTGACAAGAAGTTGGGGACTTATGTTGAGGGGAAATTGCTTCCTTCTAGCCGCACCACGGGAGCAAGTGCAACTGGAATAGCAACTACGTTTAGGAAAAAGACTGCATCGAATCCACAATCACCAGAAGCCCAACAATGGGACGGCTGGGGAACCGCCCTGAAACCCGCCAACGAACCGATTGTGCTTGCTAGAAAGCCTTTGAGCGAAAAGACCGTTGCTGAAAACGTGATAAAGTGGGGTACAGGTGGGCTGAATATTGATGGGTGTAGGATTCCGGTGGATAGCGTAGAAAAGGATTATTTCAGAGTAAATCCTGAGCCGACGGAAGCAGAAGGCCGGAAGGTTTACGGGTTTGCCACTTACGATAAATTGCATAAACGCGGAGGAGGTAATGAAAAAGGCCGTTTCCCCGCCAACGTAATACTTGACGAAGAAGCTGGAAAGTTGCTTGATGAACAAAGTGGGATAAGCAAAGGGGGTGCAAGTAGATTTTTCTATTGTGCTAAAGCAAGTAAGAAAGAACGTGGCGAAGGGAATAATCACCCTACAGTAAAGCCAGTCTCTCTAATTAAGTATCTTGTAACATTAGTAACCCCGCCCGATGGTGTATGTCTTGACCCATTTATAGGTAGTGGAACTACTGCAGTTGCCTGCATCAATACTAACCGCAATTACATAGGTTTTGAAATCGATCCAGACTATTACNAGGNGGCACTGGAGCGCATAAGAATACANATGCAGCAGAGGTTTATCCGGGAGTGGAGGGGTTGAAATGGCGAGAAAGAGGAGGACCGAACATGAGAGAGATTAATTTCCGCGAAGGAATCCTTAACATGAAAGAGGAAATAAAAATGAATGATATTAAACTGTGCAAAGAGCAAAAGGAGCAAAAGCGGGATAAGATGTTCTATGCCCAGGGACACGGCTTTTCACCCCGGAACACCGAAGTCCCCGCCGATTTTACAAACCGCATTATTTGCGGGGACAGCGCTTGCGTCCTGCAGTCCTTGCCCGATAATTGCGTGGATTTGATCTTTACTTCACCTCCCTACAATTTCGGCAAGAAATACCAGGAAAACGACGACGATTATTGCTGGCGGGAATATTTTAATAAATTATTTGCCGTCTTTGACCAATGTATACGCGTCCTTAAATTCGGCGGCAGAATTGCCGTAAATATTCAGCCGCTTTTTTCCGATTGTGTACCCACCCACCATATCATCAGCAATTACTTCATGCAGAAAAAGCTGCTTTGGAAAGGCGAAATCCTCTGGGAGAAAAACAATTACAACTGCAAATATACGGCCTGGGGCTCCTGGAAAAGCCCCTCCAGTCCTTATCTAAAATATACCTGGGAGTTTATTGAGCTTTTTTGCAAAGGAAGCCTGAAAAAAGAAGGAGACAAAGAAAATGCCGATATCACTGCCGAAGAGTTTAAAAACTGGGTAACGGTTAAATGGGTCATTGCTCCCGAGCACAGGATGAAGGAATATGATCATCCGGCTATGTTCCCGGAAGAACTGGCACGCAGGGTGATTAAACTCTTTAGCTTTAAGGGCGATTTTGTTCTCGATCCCTTTAACGGAGCAGGGACAACAACTGCAGTGGCGGCGCAACTGGGCCGCAAATACCTGGGGATTGATATTGCGGAAAAGTATTGTCAAACGGCCCAAAAGAGGCTGCAAGAAGCACTTGCATTGGTTTAGAAAAAATTGCGACGTTTCTGCGACGACTTTTACATGAAAATAGTTTATAATATATACTGAGAATCCGCCCCGACTCGCGGCGGCAAGGAGTGTGAAAACTTGCCTGCAGCCTTGCAAGAGCAACTGGAAGCCCTTCTGCAAAAAATTGAGAAGATGCGCTCCTCCTTTTACCCTCCTGATTGGCGGTACGATCCCCTGTACCTGGTGGCTCAGGAACTCCGGCAGATTATCCGGCAACTGGAGGGATCATGAAGGGGAGGGCAGAGCAATAAACCGCTGAGGGCTGCACACTGGGAGGTCTTTAGATGAAGTTCGATCTGTCCGNTACCCTGAGAGCTACCCCGGCCCAGGTGGACTACATCTTGAGGTTGTGCGCTGAGATACAGGAGGAGGGCGCCATCCCNCCTGTGGACCCGGACGAGCTTGACTTTGACAGTCTCACCAGGGATGAAGCGTCTGCTATTATAGACGATTTGAAAAGTTTCCTGGGCTGGGTATAAAAAGAAACAGGACCAGTTAATCTGGTCCTGTTTCTTTTTTATTTGTCCGAACGCGTATCATCTTCCATATCTTGCCAGAAAGGGCTCTCTGAGTTCGGTGGGCAGGCTTATAAGCTGCCTCTCCCGTGCAGTCATCTCCCTTAGCCGCAGTTCATAACGAATATCCTTAGGCTCGATCCACCTGCCGAAGTTTACGATGAGTTGCTCCTGTAGTTTCTGGAACCTGACGTAGTCCTGATTCAAAAATGCCTGAATAGCCTGGGCCCTGGTGTGCCGGTAGCTAGCTTCCATCTTGGAGATCTGGTCCCACAGGACCTCCCTCTTGTAAGCCTCTTTTGTAGGTCCGATAAGTCCTCGTATAGCCTCACCTGGCGTAACCTCGTACTTAAGCCTTCCCTTGCTGTCATACTTCCTCCAGTTATTCTTAACTATATCTATGAAGTCAAGTACCCTGCCGGCCATGACCCCTGCAGGCACTAGCGGCCTCAGCCTAAACTTCAGGCTGTCCAGGGCCGAGTCTATGGCCTCTGCGTCACCTCTGGCAAGAGCCTCTATGTAGCTCTTAATGGCTGCAGCGGAGCGTATAGCCAGGGGCCACCGGTCCTCTCCTTCGAGGAGCGCAATAGGCAGGATTCCCCTGGCAGTATTTACCGGGTGTATAGACATGAAGTTGAGGCCTGTCATGGTAAGTATCTCCGCAGCCACAGCTGTAGTGACCACCGTGCTGATGGCCCTGCGGACGTCCCCGCTTGTGCCTTGCTCCCAGAGCATGAAGGCCCAGTTGATAGGCCAGGACATAAATATCCCTACCTGTTTGCCCACTGGAGTCTTGTAAAGCCAGGGCGAGTCAAANCCATACATGAACTGNGTTGCCATCGTAGTTTTTGTGGCAAGGTTCACCGCATCGGCCCAGGGAGCTTTCTTAGTCTCCACCAGGTAGAGCAGTTTTGCCAGCCACGTGTCCTCTACGTTACTAATGTCAGACCACCGAAACATAGCGTAAGCCTTTTCACGGAACCNGCCCGCTTTATCAATCCACGGCTCGGACACTCCAAACCTCTTGAGTAGTCTTTCAATAGCACCTTCTCTTGCCTGCAGGTTCTCGAGGAACATACGGTCGTCTAGCATTGCACAGTGCTGCAGGTAGAACTTACCCTTGGGCTGTAGCTTCGCTGCCTTGGCCTTAGCCATCCACTTGAGTCCGTGCAAGGGATTCCCGTCGTCGGTGATAGAACTTAGGGCCAGTAGCTTTTGGGTAAGGTTCTTCATCGCAGTGAATGGGTTAAAGCCAATCCCGCCTAAGTACTGCAGTTCGGCTAGCAGGGCACTGAGCTCGGCTGTGGGCCTTGCTCCCCAAGCCTTCTTCCACTCGGACCTGTTGATCACGTCTATAAACCCGTTGATCATCGCATCAAGCTGCTTCTCGGTCTCTCCGGGCCTTCCGATTAGCCAGTGGCGGACATCTCTTAGCAGTTCCATGCGGTCTCTGGAAATATTTGACTTCTTGAAGTATTCCAGCCAGGGTTTAAAGAAGTCGTCCCCGAAGTGCCTGCTCTTGGAGTAGCCTATGACATACCTCGAGAAAGCCCGGAAAGCATCTCTCTCGTAAGTGTAACCAATGCCCTTGGCTTCCCGGTGAAGCTCGTTCATCCACAAGTAGCCCCTTATCTCCTTCTCTGGTATCCCCCGTTCTCTGAACGCTTTTATAATATCGTCGTAGCCTTTGTTACTGTACTCCCTGAACCTTGGTAGGTAGCCCGGCAGGTACTGGTCTATATCAAGGCCTGCCATACGGAACAGCTTGTCAAGCTCCACCCGCATCTGGAAAGCTACCTTAAGTTCCTTAGCGTTTTTGAGCCCGAAGGCTTGGGCTGCCCGCTCAGCCGCCTCGTCTGTAAGGGCTCNAGCCCTGCGAAGCANATTGTTAAGCAGGNGGTGGGCAGCAAACTTNTCCATAGACATCCCGGTAGCTNTGGANTAGCGCTTGAAGCTTTTGAGCTTGTCAGGATTGCTTGCAATGTTATGCAGGATCTTCCACACTGCCCTAATGTCTGCCTTCACCACGCCGTGCTTCTTGGACAGGTAAGCTATGGCTATGCCAGCATGAGCTCTGTCAGGCGAGTAGCTTGCGAGCTTTGTCAAGTCGTCGCCAGCAGCCATAAGCTTACCTGCAAGCTCGTCCGGCACGGTTCCCTCCAGGAACTGGCCGATCCTCACCGCAGCCTCTGTGGACTCTTTACCCGGCTTGGTGCCCAGCATGTGCAGCCAGTCCTTGATCTTCTTGGCGTAACTATCCACAAACTTCTGATGCTGTTGTATCCTACCCCTCACCTGGTTAGTAAAGCCCTCTCCGAGAGCCATTCTTATTGGAGTAAACCATCTTCCAAGTATAGGTATGGGCGGAACATACCCATCTCAAGGGTCAGGCTGTCGTGTATGCTTATAGGAGAAAACACGGTAGCCGCCGGGATCTCCTTGGCCTCAAGGATGAACTTAGGGATGTCCTTTGCAGCAATATCGTCCGGAANCGGGAACGATATAAGGTTGTGGTAGACCGTTACCGGGGTCCCGCCTTCCGCCTTGATCTCTGCAATAACTTTCTGCATTTCTTTACGGTCCTCGGGCGATAGAAAGGTAGTGTCTGTGTAAGACTTTCCCCT